GCACAGAAACAGCTTGAAATAAAGATAGCAAACATTCTAAACGAGCTAGAAGCCTCAGAAATGCTCTTTACAGAGCTTTTCGACCAGTGGTGGTCATTCTATCAGCAAGAGATTAAACGCTCTTCTATCTCCTCGTTAAGTGGGAATATCAAAGAGATAAAAGATGGATTCGGGATAGGTATAAAAGTGTCTAAGATTGATCCAAAGTATGTCCAAAATTATTTAGATAATCTGGACTGTTCCAGGAATAAAAAAGAGCGGAATAAGTCCATGCTCAACCTTGCCTTTGACTATGCAATCGATCTCGGCATTATCAAGGATAATCCAGCAAGGAGGGCTAAGCTACCAAGAATTCAAAAGACGTTAGAAGATTGGAAAAAGGTGAGTCAGAAATATCTTGAAGAAGATGAAATCAAACTGCTGCTGAAAGAGTTGTATCGCAGGCCAAGCACCTATCGAATCGGATTACTATCTGAGTTTATGAGCTTGAATGGTTGCCGTATTGGTGAAGCTGTGGGAATTGAACCGCATAACATTGATTATGAATCCAACATCTTGCAAATCCACGGAACCTATGACCACACTAATGGCTATCGAAAAGGCGAAAAGACTTCGCCAAAAACTCTGGCATCTTATCGCGAGACTGTGATGACCACCCGTGAGAAAGAAATTTTAGAAGAGATGGAATTTATGAATGAATTGGAAAAGAATACTAATCTTCGCTATAAAGATATGGGGTTTATTTTTACGACAAGAAATGGCGTGCCATTGCAAACAAACTCCTTTAACTTGGCTCTGAAGAAAGCTAATGAACGACTTGAAACTCCAATCCAGAAAAACCTTACTAGCCACATATTCCGTCACACGCTAGTAAGTCGACTTGCTGAAAACAATGTACCACTCAAGGCGATTATGGATCGTGTGGGGCACTCAGACGCGAAAACAACCACTCAGATATACACTCACATCACGAAGCAGATGAAATCGACTGTGGCAGATGTCATGGAAAAATATTAATTCTTGCCCCAAAAATGCCCCAAAGAAACAAAAAAAGCCTATTGCACAACGCCGAAACGTTGATACAATAGGCTTTGAAAATCAAGATTATTTAACAGCGTCTTTAACAGAATGATGTATTGTATAGATATATAATAGTAGGAAACTTCATAAAATAAGCGTGTATAAGCAGTAAACCTATTTTTATTTTTACTATAAAAACACAAAAGTTTTAAACTTATGCCCCAATATTGCCCCAAAATTTATTTTAAAAATCTGTGGGGCATTTTTCGATATTTTTACTACTCACTAATTCATATTTTTTCCTGCTCATACATCAAAAATGAGTGATGGATAATATCCCGTCGTTTCCACTCTCTGACCATGTAGTCTATTACTTCTGGATCTTCGGTTTTAAAGGCAAGTAACAACATGACTCTAACAGTGTATGTATTGGTTAAAATAGGGGCCTGATAAGTCACATCTACCCAATGCTCAAAACCAAGCTTAGACTCGTTGATATGTGCGATTTCAGTATTTAGTATTTTCATTTTAATTACCTCCACCTTATTTATTCGTAAAATTTTCCAATAAAATATAATTTTTTTAAAATAAAAAACTCCTGCATAATGCAAGAGCAGACACAAACTTTAAACAATCTATCAAATGAGCCTTCGCTCTACTTCGATTGTACGCAACTTATTGACCGATAGCCTACCACGGTCTGAGCCATAAGGAGCGACCCTATAACTTCCGTAGCGGTTCAATGGCTAGGCACGACTGGTTACGTCCAACTTTCACCCGACATTCAGAATATTTGTTTTAGCATAACAATATCAGTATCGTTCATCTGCACATTTGGGCTACTTGTACTTATCTTTGGTGTTATTGGCCGATTGCTCGGCCTCAAGTGCAAAACGGTTTATTTTAGCATTTCTGGTTTGGCTCTTACTGCTACATAAGACCTAGCCAGATTATTCTCTCACAGAGAGCGTCTATTGTCACCGCCACCGTCTGATAATGATCTAACTACGCACAATCTCCATACTATGTACACCCTCAATCTTCTTTCACGTCATGACCTCTTCCGATCGCCCGGAAGAGAGTTGCTTATCTTCCTGCAATATCTCACAACAAGCGCAACGGGAATTATATACACAATCCAAGCGAGGTATCACCCTCTCTGCACTTGGTTATCTAGTAGATTGTTTAAAATTTGTGTACAATTATTATACCACTATCCAGTAAATAAATCAAAAGATTTTCTGTTATAATAGACATTTTTAAAATTTTCCGTTTAAACGAAAAAAGCCCTACCAGCTATTGAGCCAGTAGGGTTGAATTAAATTTTAATATTTCTGTTTTTTTATTTCTTAGTTGTAGTAATTTACTAGGTCGTCCTTGTCCCAAACTGAGAGCCAGACTGTGCCGAATTGTCCGAATTCAAAGCTTCGGTAGTAATATCCACCGTAGTAGCCACCGTAGCCAGTGTCAGTGATGTGTACTTCGTCTACTTCGAAGCTAAAGTACATGCCCGCCTTAAAGTCCTTGTCTTCCCCGTCTGGGACATGATTGCCGTTTTCGTCAACCCAGTTAACCAGGCTGACAGGGATTCCGTTTTCTCATTACTACCCACTATTCCTAGTGGGATTAGACTATATCTTACTTTAGATATTTTCTGTCATACTTACCAAAATACTTCTTTTCTGCTTCAATCCTTAATTTTTCGGCTACTGATTTATCTTTAGATGAACCTAAAAAAATCCTTTGGTTGCCAACTTGGATTCTAGCAACCCACAAACCTTTTTTGTTTAAATTAACACCTTTGATTTTAGAAGTGTTATTTTTATAAGTTGTTTTATTCATCATGTTTTCTTGATGACTTACCACTCTTAAATTACTTCTTCTATTATCTAAGGTATTGCCATTTATGTGGTCGACGCTTTGGTTTTTGTCTGTAACAGACATGATCCATCTTGAAAGTATCTTTTTACCTTCTTCGTACACATAAACAGAATAGTAATTATTTCTTTTGTCCTTTTGAATGTAAAACGTCTTATTATATTTTTTGAAAACATCAACGTCAAGTAAGACCTCTTTCTCATCCACAAAAACACTGACATAATCGTTATGGTACTTATAAGGATATGATTTTTTCCATCTACATTCGCTTGAACAAAATGAATTAGAAACATAATTATTACACTTATAACGTTTATATTGTGAATATGTAGGTGTAAACATTTTTCCACATCTACAGCAAGGAATATCTGTTATAGTAATCTTTGATTTTCCGTATTTTTCAAGCGAACACACATCTGAGCAGAAAACAGATTTTCCTTGTTTTACTCTAGTAACCTGTTTTCTTGAAAGTTCAAATGTTGTATGACAGTTGGCGCAAACGCCATTTTTGGTTTTACTCATCTTATGACACCATCTTTCTAAAGTCTAAGTGCTTCCACTCGCGTACAAATAGCGAGCGTACTCCCTAAAGGGATAGTCGTTACACCTTTCTGATACTATTATACCAGACTCGGCACGGTATTGCCCGTTCTGGGTGTCCACCGTTAGCCATGTTTTTTGCATGACACCGCTTTGTTTGCGTTCACTTAGTTTATACTGAGCCGAAAATCAGTTAACCCAGTCGAATCCTACGGGGCATAGGTAATCACACTTGATTTGGTAAATGTCGTTTACAAGTTGTACGTCATTAGCCAAATAGTAAGCCTTGCTACTTGGTTTGCGTGAGCTTGATGGAGCTACTGCTGTGTTAGGCAATGGTTTTTCTGGTGCGTTGCCATTGTAGCGCCATACCTCAATATAAGCTGGATTATTAGCATTGTAGTAGTAATCCCACGGATAAGTATTAATAGCTTGCCCAGGCGCTCCTTGAGTTGAGTAGTCACAACTGATAAAGTTGACTGAGTCGCGCATTGCTCCGACGTGTCCTCCAGCTCCACCAGATCCAGACATATCTGCACTCCATGCCAGCATAACAATGTCATTGCGTTGCGCGTTCCAGTCTTCGTTTCGGCTGATGCGTACCCAGCCAACTCTTGCCAATTGTGCCCCAAGAGTCACCGTAGATGGTAACCCTTGGATAGCAAATCCGTTATCTTTCAGCGCTTGAGAAATAGTTCCTGAACAATCACCCGTTCCGTCTGTACCATTTCGACTCCCGGTCATGGAATAAGTAATAGTTCCTTGACGAGCTTCAAACCAGCTTGCAATATCTGCCATGTGTTTTCTCCTTTAAATTTATTAGTCTTCTTTAAGTTCAGAAAGGTTCATCAATACACAAGTCAAGCCTGAGAGAGCAATTGTCGAAGCCACTACAGCCCAGTTTACTTCGGTCAACAAAGCTGAAGATCCGATTACACCAAGTGCTGCCTGAGACATTGTTTTGATTACTTTGATACCTAATTTTTTAGCAAATGTTTTCATATTATATTTCCTCTTTTTCTTATCGATTGCTATTGCTAGTGATTAAAGTCTTAAGCTCTCTTACGTCTTCACTTAAGACCTTAACTTGTTCCGCCAAGACCAAAATGGCCTTGTTTTGTTCATCGTGATTGTCTAAGCGTTTGCTAGCAGAAGCCTTAAACTCTCTCAGGTTCTCGATGTCCTTCTCCATGATGGTGTTTCTGTTTTCCTCTTTTGTGGCCCGATCCCTCATTGAGAGATACAGGCCTAAAACAGGGATTAGAGATATCCCCAATTGCAAAATAAATCTTTCGTAGCCTGGCATAAGCACCCCTTTCTACTCTTTAGGCATTACCCAGGGAAATGCGGCACCAACGCCAGCAAGTTCGAGCGAACCGCCCGTCTTAAATTCAGATACAGACTGGCCTTCGTAAGTAAAGTCTTTGTTGACTTGTACTAATACGCGCTTGCCTTCCCCGTACTTCTCCTCGTGCGAAGCGTCTTCAAGGCTAAATACGTCATAAGCGTGATACAACTTGCCAGCTACTGCTGGATCTATAAGTTCTAAGTAACGTTTGTAAATCGTAGGGTCTACTGGATTGTCCTTGTTAGTAGCTACAGCTAAAACAGTAGCCTCTGCCAATTTAGTCAGTTTATCCACTTTTTCATTTTGGTTAGATACTGACTTATCAAGCTCTTTAAACGCATACGCTGTGTAATGCTCTTTAAAAAACTCTTGTTTAATCATTTCCAACAGCTCGTTCGCGTCTTTGCGCGTATGATCTCCATCAAGTGGAAAAGCAGCAGTTGCATAATATGGCTGTTGTTGATAGATTGTTACAATCGTTTTGATAACCGTTCCGTCAGGGCCATATTGACCTGACGCATCTTTTACTTCAAATGTCATTGATGAGTTTCTCCTTTCGCTTGTTCTTCTTCAAACTTAGCTCGCAACTCATCATTGCGGGCTAGAACTGCTCTAAAGGCATCTAGATCGCCTTGAACCGCTATGAGACGAGACTTATACTCTGATGCCTCAATGATTTTGTTAGCGAGCTGAATGCCTAAATCGTTGATAATATCTTGATTAATTTCATCTGTCATTATTTCTCCTTTTTATAATTCGATGTCATATAAGCCAGGGGAGCCTAGACTATTTCTTGAGAACCATTCCTTGACTTTTACGAAATTGTATTGAATTTGATACAAAATATCTACTAGAGATTTTGCGGGAGCGTCTCTGGTAAATGTATCTTTTACAAAGCGTACATTACCGACCAAAACGACCTCTCGCGCTCCGGGGTCATTAAAAACCTTAATACCCGTAAAGCCTGCGTTTGGGTCAAGACTACTGCTAGTTCCTACACCAAAAGCCCATGCTGCATAAGATGTACCGTTTCTTTGTGTTGGTGCTAAAAACGCATGCGTACCTCCCGAACTATAGACCAAGTTGTTGTAAGCTGATTTAAACTCAATCCTAGCCGTACCATTGTATGTAGTAACATTAGTATTGAGATTGATGACGGTATTTCCGTTGTTGCCTCGGATAATACCACCTTCATACTCTAACCCTCTAAATGTTCCAGATGTGATACTTTTGGCGTTGAGATTGATGACATTGATACGCGATGCATTAAGCGTGCCAGTTGTTATCTGGTCAGCTGTTATGCTCTCGATCGCAGCACTCTTGATACTAGCCCTATCCATCAGTGTCTCATTAGTGATATGTGTTAATTTACCAGTAATGCGATTCCTACCATCTGCGCCTAAATTAATACCAGAGATTATGTCTCCAGCGGAATTTAGATTTTTGATAGCCCAAGAGCCCGCCAATTGAGTTTGGACGCTTCGGACAGCTTGGTCTACTTCCATCCGCTTGTTTACCTCAAAATCGAATTTAGGCTCTCTACCTTCTACGACAATAGGTTTTTTGAGGAACACGCTTTCCCCATTTAAACCAGAGAATGAGATTTTAAGATAAACACCGTCAGAGCCTTTGTAATAATAGCTAATACCCGTCCATGTTCCGTAAATTGTATCGCCTTGTCGTTTGTAGGATATAGATGATGATGCGTTCTCAGTGCCAATAGCTACCGAAATGTTACATTTATCAATGCCTTCAACAACGATTGAAAATGATAAATCCTTAACACTTTCTGGGATTCGATTTAACGGCAACCACACGGCATCATTAGACGTCAACCTTGAATTGGCGTGAAATTCCAATTTACCAAAAGCGGAGAGGCCCGAACTTACAAGAGAAACTGTTGAAGAATCCCCTTTGCCAAAGTATTTCCTTACATAATCAGACATAGTAAACGGATTGGCTACATAATTTGAAGACGTAAGCTCTTGATTAACTACCTTCGAGACTTCGGTCTGAAACAGGCTATCCGTCAATGTCATCCGAGCAATGTTCTGCTTGATGCCATCTTCTGTCGTGCCAATGATACGGTCATAGAGCCTTTGCGTCTCAGTGATAGACTGTATCTCTGTACGCTTGGCATAGCCTGACTGCTCGACTGTGGACAAGACTGTATTAATGCCCTTGGCTGTCTCATCTCTGATTAGCTGGTTTATCTCTTGTCTTCTCTGCCCGTCTGCGTCAATGTAGCTCTTGGCTTCCGTGACAGTCGCTCTAATGCCGTCTAACGTGCGGTCTAATGTGGTTATCTTACCATTTAGCCACTCTGCGCCATCTTCTGGAGCTGGTTGCCACTTGCGATCGGTTGTGCCTTCATATAGGTCGAACTCGGTTAGGAATACACCAGACCATTTATCCGCTCCGTTGTTAGGCCCGCCATTAAAAATATAGACATAGCCTTCATCAAAATCCCCTGTATTAAATTTAAAGGATTTCTTGACAGCTTCTACGTGACTAAGAAATGGTATGGTCGTAGGGTTGAACAGCAATTCTTCGGATGTGTAGTCTTGCGTCTCACCTTTCTTACGCTTACGGATGTAGACCCTTAAACTCTTGGTGTTTCCTGAGTTAAAACCGAAGAAGTTCAGCATATAGGCTGTATTCTTCTTTAGCAAAAACCTCGGAGACTTCATCCAAGATACACCAGTCAAAGCAAACATCCGCTTCTGACCGTTGAAATAGAATACATGGCTCTGAAAGTTAACACTCTGAGTTTCCCAATACTGCAAGCCATCGTCCGCCCGTGAGTTGCGAATCATGTTCGGCCCGCCTGAGCCATTGGTCTGAAGCTCTAGAATCGTCTCTCTAATCCCGTCAGCAGTCTGCTTCATCTCGGCCTTGCTGACTGTGTTGTCCAACTGCTGACCAATGCGGACTAGGTTCTCGTCGTTGGTGCGTTGGTAGTCGGTAGTTGCTGTTTTGAGATCTGCGATAGATCTTCTATTTTTAAGATGCTTATCTGATAGGTCGCTGATATTCTTTGTTTGGGATTTAAAGATTTGACTGGCAGTTCCTAACCTGACATTATGGTCTACAGATGCATTAATCTTGTCCAGTAATTCCTGACTATCAATGATTGCACCAGCCTTCGCCAAGGCTTCGGAGGCTTTGTCCTTGGCTTGTTGGATAGATTCTGTAGATTGTTTCAGCTTCTCGTCAATGTCTTTCTTGACCTTATCTACATCTTCGGTATCAATGCGTTTTTCCCACACCTCACCATTCCAGACGTACATGCGGTCATATTGTCCGTTTTTTTCAAACCACAAGTCACCAACCTTGTGCTCTACTCCCTCGGCTGGTTTCTGATACCAGACCTTATTTCCAGACGCATTTAAGAGATAATCAGGTAGCCCGCTTTCAATGGCTTTCTGTCTATTCTCTAGCGAGTCCATACGACCTGATAGCCCGCTAGTCATAGCCGAGCGGATAGATTCCCCGATGATACCAAATTCTACAGATTCGTTGCGCTCGTTGACGAAGTCATAAACAATTTTAGTAACTTTCGCATCGTCCTCTGTAATCCCAATAGATGGATAGTAGACGGGTACGATGTCGCAGAACTCCAGCTCCTCAATGATTTTATTATCTTGATAGTCAAGAGTGCTTGCCAAATCCACATACTCAATCTTGGTATTGATTTTAGGAGCGCCAATCTTATTGTGCTCCATAAATTTCACTGCCATAGTTCTCAGCTTGTCAGGGGTTGGAATTTCCTTCTCCTTAAACCCGCTGGAGAAATCTACTACTTTTATACGTCGATTAGCGTACATGCTGATGTACTTGCTGTCTACATAATCTCCTGGTATCGTTACCGTGACGGGAGCTGGTGTGCTGTCGCTTCCTTGACTGTCTGGTGTGTAGGTAGCAAACGGATAGACCGAAGTATAAGACTCTTCGATAGATTCATCACTCTCAGCTGATATGATATTTCTACCGTATTCTAAGACTGTAGGAGCTCTTCTACCAAGTTGCTTGTGTAACCTGATAGTTAGGTTGTCGAACTCGTACTCACCGCCCCAGACGTCTAAAATAGAGCCCTCAACACCACCAAGAGCAAGATGCGCGTTGGTCATCTTGTCTGCGGTAAATGTTGTGCTACCTGTCGTATCAATATCTGACCAAGTGGAAAAACGATAGTCACCTATCAGGTTATTAGCCCAGATAGCAAGAGCCACGGAAGCTGTACCGCTTAGGTTGATTCCGTGACGAACTGCCATATACTCTAACTTATGCTTTATGTGGCTACCGTAGATTTTTAAAACTCCGCTACTGTCTTTGACAATTCTGGATATTTCAAAGGTCTGGTTTTTCGTTCGCAGTCCAGCGTCTGCCTTGATTTTCATTTCTTTCTCTAAGATGGAGGCTAGAGGGCCATTAGCTGGATATTCCGCATAAAACGTATAGAGACCGTTTCTCTCACGGGTGACATTTCCTGTTGTTACATCGATTTCTCCTAATCCGTAGGTGTCGAATTGTTGCTCGTTTTTATTAAATAAAATAGGCTTCAAATCTTCACCCCCCAGTTAGGAATTATTGAGACTGTGAAATTGCCGTCCCAAGAAATACGGTTATTTTTTGGCTCTAGGTAAGGCATCTTATACTGTGGTGCTCTAACCACCTTATCCCAAGCAGGAAGCCCTCCGCTGTAGACTTGGTTGGTCTGCATGTCAAGGGTGATTCCTCCTTGGATATCTTTCAGCTTTGTCTGTCTACCGTTGATTGTAATAGTGGTCGTTCCATTCCCAGATATAATAATCACAGGCTTTGCGTTGACGTTGCCCTTCCCTTGGATAGTCTGACCATTTGATACAGTCAAGCGATCCCTGCCATCTTTATAAAATTTGATAGGGTGACAAAGGAAGTTTAACTTCACACTACCGAACTGTCTGAGGATTTCTGAGATAGAGAACGTCTCAAGAAATGCTGCACGGTACACAAAATCAGAATCCCATGAGAGGATTAAGTCTTTGTAGCCGTTAACAGCAAGCCAGTCCGTCAAGCGCTCCCCGATTTTAGTTAAGTCGCTCTTGGTACTTATCCGAAACGGAAACTCTTTAGTTACTGGATTTAGGCGGTTATTGTCAATAAGCAAAACACCATCTCGGCCAGAGACGGTGACTTGACTAATATCTTTACCTGCCGAACTGTGTTCGACTTCGTTTATCAGACGCAAATCAAAGTCTGTGCTTTTCTTTCCGTCAAAGCTAATATAAGCCATACTAAATCATACGCCCCCTTTCTTGCCTAGTGTAGTATGCTAACTCTCTGATTAATCTACGCATGTTGTCAGGAGTAAAGAAGTCACTATTCCATTGTCCTGTAGCGTTAAGAGTGTAATTGTTGGTTACATTGGATGTGCTATTAGACACACCAGTAGAACCACCGCCACCGAAGCGATAAGCTAACGAAGCATTGAGCCCTGAAGCTATTTCTGCTGATTTTGGAATGTCCAACCCGAAGCCAGAAACGAATTTGGCACTTGCGTCAATCGTATTTTTGGCCAAGTCATCCATCGAATTGTCAACATACCAGCTGTATTTGTCGATACCAAGCGCCCAACCCTCAGGGATTGCTCGCCCGATTTTATCGCGGAAGACTTTGGATGGTGAATTGATGCTCAAAGCACTTCTAGCAGCAGACACAGCGCCAAAGGCGATACTTGCAGCAGCATTAGCTACTGATCCAGCCATAGCATAGATACCAGCCGTTAGACCTTCGCCAATGGACATACCTGCTCCATAAGCCGAGTTATATCCGCCCTGCATTCCGTTTGTAGCGTTATCTCTGAGAGACGAACCTGCGCTATGTGCAGAGCCTTGATGGCTTTGAATTCCCTCTGTAGCACCAGAACCAAAATCAGAACCAGCCTTGCGACCATCACGACCTAGTGAATTCACGCTTGCGTTAACTGATTCTTTCAGCGCGTTTGATGCGCCTGTTGCGATTCCTTGAGTGGAAGAAATACCAGTACCAACACCAGTACCGAATTGCGAACCCTTGCTCTGACCGTCTGAGGCCATTGCAAGGAATTGTGCTGAAATAGCAATATTCATGACTGATGCAGCACCCACGGCCAATTGTTGACCTATTCCGATACCACTTGCGATACCTCCGCCAAATTCAGAACCTTTCGCTTGACCTTCGGAAGCCATGCCAGCAACAGAAGTGACTGCTCCAGCTTTCAAAGCGTTTGCAGCACCCTGAACCGCTTCGATACCGCCAGACACACCAGAACTTAGCCCCGAACCTAGTTCAGAACCTTTAGTCTGTGCGTCGCCAAATATGCCATCTAAAGCGCTTAGTGAAGCGCTCTTGAGCAATTCACCAGCCCCTTGTGCGACACTTTGGTTGTCTGTGATACCTTGCGCATACTGACCACTTACTTGCGCCCCGCTATTTCTTGCTTCTTCTGGTACACCATTAAAACCTTGTTTAGCCGATTCAGCTATTCCAGACATCGCTTGTGCAGCAGCAGCTATATTTGATGTGATACCCTCTCCAACCTTCTCAGGAATTTCACGGGCTTTAACATCAAATCCAGCATCTTGTAGAGCTTTTCTAAACTCATCACCAATAGCAGTCACCATCACTTGCACTTCTGGAGCTAGTTCAACTCCTGCAGCATTAATACTGCGCAATAATCCTTCTTTGGCCTTATCTCCTGCTTCTGTCCATGTGGTACTTAAAGTTTGCAACTGCTCGTCTGAAGATTCTACCAAAGCTCGAACTTGAGCAGCAGCTTTAGGCCCTGCTTGTCTCAGTTGCTCGATAAGCCCTTGATTAAGTCCTCTTTGAGCTAGAGTTGTTAAATCGTTAGACCAGTTTTCTACCGCTTCGATATTTGTTCGCAAATTAGCAATCATCTGATCGGTAGATACAACTGTCTGTTGTTCGATCGCTTGGAAAGCGTTCTGAACATCACCTTTCAATGCTTGATATTGAGAGCGCATATCTTCAACCAATTTGCGCTGGCTTTCGTTCAGGGTATTCCAAGTCAGAACTTGACGGCCTGAAGCATCTTCAACCGCTTGAGCGCTTGCTTCTGCGGATTTAACAGCAGTATTAGATGTCTCCTCGTATTGAGACTCTAGACTCTTGAGACTGCCTTCTAGGTCGCTGAGCTGCTTACCAGCTTCTTCTCTGACCTTTTGCAGGGCAACCTCTTTAATAGTGCTGTTACTTGCACTTTCACCGAGTTTCTCTTCGGCATCTTTCAACTTGCTCTTAACATCTGCGATTTTGTCTTCAACTTCCAGTTTTTGCTTAGCGATTTCCACTAAACGCTGGTTTGCCGCCTCTGCCTCTGCTGATTGCTTAGACACTTCAATCTGTCTACGGATAGCGTCTGCAGTCATATTGATTGAGCCTGTTGCTTTGTCATAGACAATGTTCAAACCAGATACATTGTTATTTAATGTTTGAGTTGCAGCAGCGAGCTCTTTCTTCTGGCTAGCCGTTTTCTTTTGGACAGCACTTAATTCTTCAATCTTTCTGACAAGTTTTTCATTCTCGTCAGCAGTAGCCTTTATTTCTCGTCTATGGTCTTCATAGCGTTCTTTACCTTGTGCAACCTCATCATTTAATTTTTTGATGGATTCTTTGTGCTTCTCAGACGCTTCACGGGCTTTCTTCTGCTCGTCTGTCTCTCTGGACAGCCAGCTAACAAGACCTATTACAGCCCCAACGACAAGCGTCACGCCACCAGTTAGACCACCTAGCGCAACCCCAAGAGCACTTGTTGATCCTTCGGCGACTAGAGCAGTACTTGAAAAAGTAACTAAAGACTGGATTAATCCAGAGACCCAATTTTTAACGCCATCAATAATGGCAAGCGCCAACATTGCGCCTTTAAACGCTAATGCTCCAGCGACTGCTCCCGTGATGACAGGGATTAACGCGTCAAAGACAGGTTTCAAAGCGCCCAATACGTTGTTTACTGACTGTACAATCGGAACCAGACCTCTGATGCCGTCTGTGACGAATTTAAAGAAGCCGTTCACACCAGCTTTTAGCCCATCCAAGTTCTTGGCAATACTTTTACCAGTAATAGCCTTACTCAGGTCATCAAAGGCTTTCATGACGTTAGCGATACCTTTAGCGAACGCGTTGACAATGTTGTTCCAAGAAGTCTGGATACCTTCACTGTTCTTCTTGGCCATTTCTGCGAAGCCGTTTGTGCCTTGGTTCAGCTCGATCAGACGCTTACTAAACTGCTTAAACGTGATTTCTCCGTTTAACAAGGCTGAGTAGAAGTCTTTTTGTGCAGACTCGCCTGCAAAACCAAATGATTCAGCGGTCTTTTGCAAAGCGTAAGGCATGGTCTCTTGCAAAGTCTTCCAGGACTGCATATCAACCTTACCAGCTGATAACATCTGGCTAAATTGTTGCAGACCACGGCTTGCGTCTTCTGTAGACGCACCAGACGCCAAGAACGCATTATTTAGGGCCAAGGTAAGCTTAGTTGATGTCTTGAGGTCGCCAGTCATAGACGTGAGTTTCTGCGTCGTTTTAACAACGTCATCAAGCGTTGTAGGCAAGCCGTCGATACCGTCTGACAGTTCCTTGGTTGAATTGGCTACATCTTTAGCACTAAAGCCAAGGGACTTCATCACTTTTGGATAGCGCTCTAGAGTATCAAAACGGTTAATCGCTTTGTCTAAGGACGCGCTGACCAAATCCATTGCTGAGCTTGCCAGTTTAAAACCGACAGCTCCGACAGAAAAGTTCTTGATGGATTCTTTGATCTTGTCAAATCCACTGGCGCCTTGCTTGGCTTTCTCTCCGCTATCCTTGGCTTTATTCCCTGCTTCGTCAAATCCGCTTCCTGCGCCTTTGGCTACGTCGCCAGCGTTTTTTGCTCGATCTCCTGCTTGCTTAAAACCATCACCACCAGCTTTGGCTGTTTCACTTGCGCTTTTGGCCTTATCACCAGCCTCTTTGAAGCCTTGGCCTGAGCTTTTGGCTTTATCACCAGATTCTTTTATTTTGTCACTGGCTTGTTTAAAGCCTTCTCCGCTCCGTTTCGCGTCGGACTCGATTTTCTTCAAATCAGTAGACAAAGAAGATAGCTTCTGGCCATTCACTTCAACCTCAATGGTTATTTTTCCATCTGCCAAATATTATTCCTCCTCTCTATCTAGACTGTATTTTCTTTGTAGTTTTCGCATCAAGCCCTTATACTCGCTAGAGTCGTGACTGCTAGGCTTCCATGACCTGATCTGGACAATCTTCATCATTGATGTGTCATCAGGTAGACCGTTCAGAAGAGCCATAAATTCAGCCCATGTCAGCTTCCCTTGCTCGTCTAGTAGATTGATGCCATACGCTTGTATAAAACTAGCGTATATGTCTTGGGCGTCTATTTCAAAATCGATTAAGCGGGCTTTGTCGTCCTCTTCTACTACTGGCATAGGGTTTCCTTGCCTGTCATAGATAACAGGGTCTTTTTTGGTAGTTATAAAATGCTCGTCGATGTACTTCCAGATTTGAGATGCAAGCTCTGGATCTTCTATCACTTCACCAGTCATGATTTCAATGGCTAGCTGAAGCTTCTCAACATCATTCAGCACATCATCTCCAAACATTTCAAACACATCTAAAACAACATCAAACGAACAATCTATTTCAAAGGTTTTGCCTTCGAATTTAAAAGAGGTTTCAAGAGGTTCATTCAGCTTCATAAGCCGACCTCCTTATTTTTTCTTTTTCTTTGTTTTCGCTTTGGTTTTGTACTCGTTAGCTCGTGATTTAGCCTTATTTTTACGCTCGATAGCAAGTTTCTCAAGCTCTGCCCCGATGAGCGTATCGACTTGATAAAATGCTTCGTCTAGGGCCTCATAATCAGGGTATACTTCATACAATTTAGCAAACGTTCCATCGCCAAATACCAAATCATACTTGATTTCAGTCGTCTTACGTTCAAGCGCCAAGGCTTCGTCAATCGTTTCTTTGCTGATTTCGCCTTTTTTCAAGCCATCAAACTTGCCATTGTTAGATTTATCAACGATTTCTTTTTGATATTCGTTAAAGCGATTGTTTACTTCATCTTCAATCCCAAAGAATCGCGTCAGATTCTCGATGGATGTATCGAACCACAGCTCTACTTCCCCTAATTTAACGGGAAATCCAGAGCGCTTAACTTCAATTTGAATAGACATATTTTCTCCTTATTTTTTACAAAAAAAGAGCGCTACCTGAGTAGATAGCGCTTTTAAATTATCCCACTACCGCTGATTCTTTAGGAATTGAGTTGTAAGAAATCTTGCATCCGAACTCTTCGAAGTCTGCAGCAGCACCAGAACCAGCTTTAATATCACTGACTGTTGCGATTCCAACCCATTGTGTCTTGTTATCTGCTGACACTACTTTGTGCCACACAAGACGATCATTACCGAGTTTGTATTTGAGACCTGCAATGTGCTTCATAGCCTTGTCTTCTTGATCGTAAGTGCCCTTAAATGTGTAAGAGCCTTTAACAGCGGTTACTGTGGTTTCTTCTGTTCCGTCACCGTCGTAATAAGCGGTTGATGTTGTTTGTTCGTCAGTATCATCCGAAATGTCTTCAATCCATTTAGCCAATTCCAGATAATCTGTCTTTTGAGGTTCTGTGCTACGGTCAGTCACAGGGGCGATAAAATGCCCACGTAGGGCGTTTTTATAACGTGCCATTTAATTCTCCTTTTTGTTTAAAATTGTTAGATTCGCAGTGATATCCTGCAAGTAGATGTAGTAGCCTTGCCCGTCTCTTTCGTTAAGAGTCGGAGCAGTTACTGTTAAGTCGTTAAAAATATATGAGTCATTCTTGCTTGGTAAATCGAGGTCGAACTCAGACAGTTCTTTGTTGATTTCCCACAAACACTCACTTGCTTTCTGCTGGTCTTTCGTCTTTATGGCAATCTCAAAGATGAGGTTTACATCTTTTGATCCGTCCATGTACTCTTTCTTGACTTGCCCACCTGGCAATGGATAGAGGACTAACCCTTCTTTTTCATCCAAAAAATCCAGTCGGCATTTTAAAGGGATTCCTAGAGTATCGATAAAAGCGCGTAAGACGACAGCAAAGTCATTGTTATTCTTCGTCATTTAATGCCCATCGCTTTCAATCCAATTTCTGCCCACTTGTCAGCATGTAGAGGTTTAGCCTTCAAATCCCAACGTTTACCCGTTCCAGGTGTTGAGTAGTTGCTAAAACTAAAACTTCTGTGTTTGTTGTATGCTCCACCGTAAAACTGAGCCCTTGCGTAAGGTGTGTTATAGACAATTTGCGAACCGCCACCCGTTACATGTCCGCTAAGCCTTAGAGGCCCTTTTCTAAGCGGAATGTACGGATCCATATCAATCAGAACCTGATTGGCAATCGCTAATTGTCCTTTTTTAACATTTGTCTTATTGATTTTTTCCTTCGCCTTGCTCAAGTCTATTTTTAATTTAATAGAGGTCATTACATCACCTCGATCTCATAGCAATAGACCTTATTTTTAAACGGATAATACACGGGGATTATCTTATTGATGATGTACTCTCTGTCACCATCTTTTAAAATCCCACTACGGTAAGTGTCGTCAATCTGTACATCACAGTATTGTGTATATACAAATAAAACACTTGGTTTGCTAAAAGTCGGATTCTTCGTCCCTGCTGGATTGTTGATAGCGCCTGGTGCATTGTAGTTTCTGTCAAATCTCACAGGAGATAATAAAAGAGGGTCGGAATATGATTCCTTCCCCCAGTCGTCTTTATCTGCCTGCTTTTGGATTGTGACAGAGTCAACTAATGCTCTCTTATCTACCATATCTATCAACCCCCGAATACAGAAATCCAGCCGATTTTAGGGCGTTAAATGCGTCAAGCGATAGATTATACCCCGAAGCTATTTCATGAGCCTTAGAGGAGTTTTGAGAGCCGTAGGAAACAGTTGTGCGACCTAACGTCATGCTTGAGATTGATTGCTTATCCTCCGCCGTCAAAATGCCTGATCTCTCCAAGTAATGCACTTGGTAAGCAGTAGCTAGCTTAACAGCCTTTTTTCTAGGCTTAAAATCACTCTCAAAGTCGTTATAGTCGTAAAAATGACGAATAAATAAATCGATTGCAAGTTCGGCTTGTTTCAATCGATCGTCAAAGCCAGTGAACTCTTCAAAACCAAGTTCGACATACTCTTCTTTAGTTAAGTAAGCGATAGTAGCCACCTCCTTTTCTAAAAGGCGGTGTTACTCTTCCGCCTCGTCTGTTTCATCAATCGGAACAAAGAACGGGCTAAGTTCTGGGTGAGCTAACAACCCTTTTGCATTTAACTCAGCCGCTTTTTGTTCCTCAATTTCATATTTCTTGTTTTCATCAAATTGAATTTCTTCGCCATCAATGACAAAAACCACATTTGATGTTGCTTTGAATTTTGCCATTTAATCACTCCTCCACTTCATATCCCGAAGCCAAGAAAGCAGATACTTGTATTTGGCTCGCTACAGTGAAAGATACACCATCTTTAGTCAAAGTAACTAGTCTTGGATTAGAAACAGCCTCGGCTACCTCTTCGGTGATTTCCTCGGTTTTTTTCTTAGCCATTAACTACCTCCTTTTTTAAGCAGATTTGTGAACGTAAATCGCCTTTTTCTTGTTGTCCAAAACAAATGCATCGTAGCGAATGCGTCCTTCAACCAATTTACCATTGATTCCTGGTGGGTTATCGTGAATCTTGTAGTCTTCCAACTTAACAGGAGATGTAGTAGCCACTGGGTGAGCAATGACAAAGTCCACATTTTCCGGAAGGCGTGATGTTGGAGTTAACACAACAGGAAGACCATCAATCATACCAACTTGGCCTTTGATTGTAATTTCTTGACCAAGGTCTGAATTTTTAACAAACGTAGGATCAAGCTTAATTAACTTGTAGAATTTAGGTGATACGTGAAGTACACGTCCAGCAACTGGAACGAATGCGTCCGTAAGTTTTACCTGACCATCCAACACCGCTTCATAAGCATTTTCTTTTGTGATTGCTCCAGTAGCTACGTTGTCTGTATCTGCACCAGCTACAATCTTAGAGAAGCGATAAGTATCAACTTCTGGAATCACTACTTCTGACAATTGACGTGCAAGAGCTTTACCAGCTTCCATCACACCGTTTGTATCTTGTTCTGACTTTTTGTCGATAGTGAACGTAAATGAACGGTCTTTTGTCAACACCATTGTTTGTACGTTGTTTCCAAGTTCTTCAGCTTCACCGTAGCGGTTTTGACCAGTTGTCTTGTAGTCGTTCATTTTAGATGTTGGTACTGAGTATACTTTTACAGTGTCAACGCCCGTAAAATCAAAGTCTTGGTTGATAATTCCTGTAGAAAGGGCTTCTTTAGCAAAGCGCTCATCTACTTTAGCATCAAATTTAGCTGCATAATTTACTGCCATTTAGTTTTTCCTCTTTTCTTGTTTTTATTAAACGCTGTCAAAGCCAGCAAATAGAGCCTTATCTTCTGCACTAAGGTCTTCCCCTCCGTCGGCTGGCGGATTCCCTGCTGTAGAAAATGTCGGCTTAGGTTGTGCGTTGTCTTGGTTTTGAAATAAATAAGGGCTAGTCTCTCTTAGACCTTGGATAGTTTCTTCAATGACAGGCTTGCCGTCTTCTCCTAACTCGATTTTATCTAGGTCGATAAATCTCATAAGGTCGTCTGAGTTATAAGCGCCTACATCTTTCAACGCAAGAGCAACTGCGTTTGTTTTGGTTACCTGAGCCAGCTTAGCCTCGCTATCTGTCTTATACTGGTCAAATTGAGCTTGTAAGTCAGCTAATTGTTTTTTGCTTTCTTCGCTAGCTCCTTCTTTTTCCTGCAAGTCCTTCAAAGCTTGGGTCTGCTGTTCCAGTTGGCCTTTCAAAGTGTCGGCTTCTGCTTGCATTTCAGACTTGATTTGTGATTTTGCATTCTCAATACCTGCACCGTACGCTTGCATAATATTGTCAATCACCGTTTTGTCTGTGATACCAGCTTCTGTCAACATTTCCCGTTTTAAACTCATGTCTAAAACTCCTCCTTTTTACGTCACACGGACAAAATTAAGACAGTTTTACGCCATGCTCCAGGGCAAAATAAAAACCGCATGATTTTTCATACGGTTTGTTATAACAATTAAGTAGCAGTCTATTCCTGCCAGCCAAGATGACGGATCACCTCCTATCCGTAATACTTCTCTTTGGCATAATCCCGATGAAGAAACGGCTTATCTTTTAAAAAATCACGCATAGCGCCCTGTTGGGTGCGTATCTTGCTCTTATACTTGTCTATCAGCTCCTTATCACCCAATTTCTCAGCGACGTGGAGCTTCTCCTTATTATTCCTGATAGACCGTTCCAGGGCTCTCTGTTTGGCTTCTGCGTTGGCATTTTCTATTGCTTGCTCTGGCGTCACATTCTTAACGTCCTCTCCAAGTTCTGGTAGTTCGTTGATACCAGGAACAAACGGGGTCAAGATATGCCCGCAGTTGATTCCTAAACACCCTCCAGGCGTTCCATATCCGTGGTCGTTAAGAGATAAGATAGTATATCCTTCTTCTTCACGAGCCGAGCCAGTGGTTACGATATGATGTTGCAGAGGTGCACAAGCTTCCCTTGCTGTAGCCTTCTTGGAATAATAAAAGGTATCTATCCCAAGCTCTTCAGCTGGCATAGTTCGCATTTCTCGATAGCTTCTAATAGCCGTGGTCTTAATGACCGTCCGTGCATAATTATCTATTTTCCAACGCTTACCGCCTTTATCAACAAAGCCTTTAAAGCCTGCATCTTGCCATTTCATGACGGTTTCATTTAGCGCCTTGTCATGAGTAGACAGACCAGTCACTACACGAGCCACAGAGTCTTGTATAATCCCTCTGTATACCTCAGATACTGCTTGTGGGAGCGTGGTGTTAATCAGATTCTTAATATCTCCGTGCGACTGGTTGAAATAGCCAGATAGCAACTCTTGGACGTGTGAAGAATCTCCAAGCTCACCTTCTCCCAAGTCATCAATTAGATGTTGCTTGGTATCCTTGTAGATCCTAAATCCTTCGCCCTCAATGACCTGTCTAAGCTGTTCTTCGCCAATCTTCGAGTATTTAGCAATCGTCTTCAAGTTCTGCTCATTCAGCAAGTGCATCTGGTTCAGCTTCTCCAACTGCCAGATATATGGATTATCAGCAAGCGAAGCAGTGCCACGCTCTAACAGCCTATCTATGACTTCGTCGAATAGGTCAAGAGTTAGCTTGTGATATGTATCAGCAACTTGACCCGCTTCTAAAATCAGCTGTTCATCATCAAATCTAATCGGGTACTTGTGCTCCATCTAATCATTCTCCGTAAATATCTACGTTCGTTTGACTTCTAACGCTCCCTACGTCAGCCACAGCCTCTTCTCTAACAGCCTCAGCCATCTTTTTGGCTTCTTCCGTAGAAAATCCCAGAGCTTTTTCTATCGCATACTCACGGCTTACTAGACCACTTGCTAGCGCCTTTGTGTAATACTCTAACTGAGTGTTCTTGTCAGTAAAGACTCCGTCGTCAAGACTAACTGTGACATTTTCGAGCGTTGGAATAGGCCCGCTGTACAAGTCATACAAAGCGCCAAGCTCACAAATAGAAACCACAAGCTCTTTAATTGACTGCTCTACAAGACTTACAATGCTGTTGCGCATTTGGTAAGTGTCCGAGTTCTCGCTGACTACTTCAGTAGCCGTCTTCATGCTCTTGCCGTCAAACGTAAACATTCCAGCAGATACGCCTATCTGCATTTCAAAGAGGGCTAATCCCTCGTTGATAGCTTTAATGTAGTCATCGGAGCGGATAGGAGTTGTTAGGTCTGTTATGCTGACAGGGGTGTCCTTGCCACCGTCAATCTGCTCATAGACATTCTGCTCTGGATCAAACTCACGCTTCACAAGGTCAATGTCCCCATCTCTTGCAAATCCAACTCTGACGGTCTGGTCAGGTACGATGACACGACGTTGCCCCATCTTGACTTCCCAGCGAAACTCGTCATAAGTCGTATTGATAAAGTCAATCGTACTCTTAGCGTTATCAAAGATAGACAGACCAAGTGGGCTGTTAATATCCTTGTTGTTCATTCCAGGAGGCTTCAAGTAGGTAAATAAAGGACGTGTCAGTTGCTCCAGAATAACTTCTTCTTCAAGGTCTTCATAAACTTCAGCTAATGGTACTCTGTCGCCAACCTTCTCTTTTTCAGTTGATCGATAAAGCTCATTGGTGATGACGTATTTACCATCTTTTTTCCACTCATGAAATTCAATCAAAGTATAATAGATGTTCTTCTTATCAATCGCTTTGATTGTCTTCGTGACGATCGCTGCAGACGATATATCTTGCGTATTAGACTGCAACGGTAAAAACACTGGAGCTTGCACAAATGAAACTTTCACGCTATCGCCCGAAACATAAGGACGCATAGCAAGGCCACCGAGAGCTAAGCAACTCTCAAGATACCGTTCAAAATTCTTGTTGAATCGGTCGTTCTTTAGCGTCTCTTGGATAAACTTGTTAGCCGTTGTGTCATCCACGGTAATTTCCGCTTGCTCGTTAAATACAAGGCTTGCAATCTTTTTAGATGCCGTGCGTGCAATCGGTAAATGATTCATGCTGCGCTTTTTCTTTTCGTGATTTGAGTTCAAATACTCAATTTCTGGCCATTTACTTTGATAATAGGTCAGATTGCGAGAAATCCTGTTGTATTCTTCTTGCGTGACTGCAATTTTAGGATGCTCTGTTATGTTGCCTAATGATTGGCCTGTCATTGCGTACGTACTCCTTTTAAATATATTCTTAATTTTTTGTATGATACCCATTTCAAAGCCTTTCTTAAGCTTTCAACCCAAGGAGCTGGACATTATCCATAATCATGTACTGAAACGCATCGCAAGTGTGGTCGTCTTCTTTAACGACTTTAGGATCATCATTCAGGATTGACTTCTCCTCCCACTGATACCGCTTGTGTTCCTCAATGAAATATCTCAGGTTGTTTTCGGTCGGTAAATAATAAAAACGCCCATCAGCTAACAACGATTGGACGTATTCGGTCATAACTATTTTTTTCTTCTTCGCTACTGGATGCCAGCGGATGCCAAAGTCTTCCAAGTATTGGTTTCTTAGCGCTCCCTCTGCACTATCGATTGTCATTTCTACGACTGGCACATTAACAAATAGCTTAGTCTGCCTTGTGACAAACTCATGCAACTCTTTAGATAGCACGCTAGGCGCTTTCTTATGCGTCTTCCCAGCTGGACTGTAGTAGTAGTTATCCACAAGATACAGCTTGCGCTTGTTAGTAACTACGGCATGCAAGCAAGTAGTCGCTGATTGTTGGTGTCCCGTATCTGCTGCAAACAACTGACCGATAACACGCTCGCCATCTGGTATCTTGTTCACTCTGTGGAACAAGTCCATGTTGTAGACGTTAGTGCCAAGACCTACAGGTTCACCCAAATAAATATAGCGGTAGTAGTCGTAGTCGTTCTCTTTTATCCGCTCGATATCTGCAAGCATTTGTTCCGTCACAAATCCGAGCTCATCGTCTAGATAACTCGATTTATGCAGTAGGTAGTCATCTCGTTCTTTCAGACTATCCCACCACTCATTAATCCAAGAGTATGGATTACGAGGTGGGTTATACGACCAAAAAAACTTAACGAATGGGACGTCAGGGTGTTTCTGACGCATGAAGGTCACATTGGTCTGGTCGAAGTCCTCCTGATTGGAAAACTCTGCAGCTTCCTCGTACCAGACAGAGATAATATTCCCGATATCGTTTGATTTGAGCTTCTGGAAGTCGTCTTGGCCGTAGAAATAGAAGCATGACCCTGTAACCTTGTCTTGTATTTTAAACGGCGATACAGTAGCTTTAAATCGACCTGAGAGACCGAATAGATTCAACGCCCACTGAATCTTCAGATAGACGCTATCTCGGATTGTATTTCCGACCTTGCGGATAACTACAGCATTTGCTTTTTTATTTCTCTTCAAAAACTTAGCCATGCCATAGACCATATTCAATGCGACTACCGAGGATTTAAAAGAGTTACGACCGCCAGCCAGCACATTGTAGGGTAATTTAGAGATCCAGACAGGCTTAAAATGCGGATTCACATTCTTTTGGATGTCAATCATCTTCTTCTGCCCACCTATCCACGATCGTGATATTAGTCTCGGCCATGTTACCAGTCTCTAGCTGAGCTTTCAACTTCTCTATTTCGAGCTCCATCTTCTCGCTTTGCTTAGCGGTTGGATAGCGTTTTAATATTTCTTGTATAGCCTTGATAACCGTCGCATTGTCAGCTTTTTTCGTCAACCTGTCGACTTCGCCAGTCACGGGATTCATCATCAAGACTTCTTCATCCCGCTTACCTCTAGCGATATCAGACAAGATGCTCAAAGCCTCTCTAGCGCTCATGATGTTGTGCTCTTGCATTTCGATCATTCTAGCGTCTATATAGGCCCTAATTTCAAGTTTTTTCAAGTTCTGCCCAGCTATGCGCCCTGCTGTCTTTTCGCTATATCCAGCCTTAATTGCAGCCTGAGTCGCATTGCCAGTAGCGATGTACTCGTCTGCGAACTTTTGCTGTCTAACATTTAACTTGCTGATTTTCCATCACCACCTTTACAATTTTTAGGACATCATTGAAAGCAACAAAAAAGCCTTAACGGTCAGCAAAACTCATAAGGCTTTTAACTCTAAAAACTAAAACACAGGACAGCAGGCAAGCCGTATATAGGTTTTAGAAATTTTATTTACTCAAATTATAAATAAAATGAGAAATGGGAATTTCTGGAATCGAACCAGAAGAGGCAAAGATTTTTTGAAAAAGGTTGTTTGCGAGGTAACCATGAAACACGAACATGAACATTAAAAAATACATAAGGAGACTTAAAGACCTCTTAACCATTATTCCCCAAATGCGCCCTAACCGCATAGGCGCGATACTGTACGATTTTCTAAATTTTATTGTTTGCGGTTATGTAAGAGAGAGCCTGAAATTGCATCAGGTTAAAATCTACCATTCTCTCCCTGGAAGTTTAAAGGAATTAGAACATCAAAGACCTCTTGCCAAATCTTTGATACTACTATTTTATCACTATTTCAGCCTAACAATTACCGCACTTTTACCGCTTTTTTACCGCAATTTTACCGCTTTTCACAAACCAGTACTGCACCACGATACTGCCAAGCAAATGCCAGTAAGGCTCTATCTAACAATTCTTGATAGCGCGTCTTCTCAATGCCTAATTCTGTGTAGATGACATACGCAGAGTCAGGCACGTTTTTCAAAAATCGCGAATACAGGATAAATCGATAAGTTGGATTAAACAGTCTTGATACTGCCTGCTCGATCTCTTCCAGCTCAGACAGGGCGTCTACTCGTCTAATTGCTAGGTTCTCAATAGGTCTATTAGGCCCGCTCGCTCCTCTAATTTCAAAAGTAAATTCCTGCGTTACCTTTTGAATAGCTTCATCACAAGCAATCTCCCGCCATTTCGGATATTCTCTTAGTTTAGCTTTTGCCTTACGAATCGTCCTTTTTTCGTTAACCTCTGGCAAAAGCGGAATCACTCTTTCTTCAGACATTCAATCTCCTCATCACATCTCTTAACTTGCTTCTTTAACCAATCCCTGCGCTTGGATGCTACTTGCAGACCAAAATCTCTCTGCACGACCGCCATGTGTTCTGGCTCAAGGTCTCTCAAATAGCATTTCTTCGCATGCTCTAGCTGTGCTATTTTATCCTCCAACATTATTTTTCTCCGCCGTTTCTTTTAGATTTTTAGCAATCTCTGCATCAATCGTCTTATTGAGCTTATCCACCTGCTCAGTGATTTCAGCGTTTTGTCGTTCCAATCTAAAAACTTTGTCATTTAGATTTTGGTTCGCTTCGTATTGCTTATAAAATCCGAAGCAGACAACAGCAACAAACACGCATAATATCAAGTAAGTGAACTTATTTAAAAATTTATCTGAGTTCATCTTAATTTCCTCTTTTCTTTAAATAATCAGGCATATCATCACCGACTGAAATAGATTCGTACTGATCCTTGTTAACCAGATACTTACCATAATGCCTGACTGTGACATGATACCTACCGTTGACTTCTTCTTTGTGAGTAACCACGGGTCGGTTAAACACCGCCCCTGCGTAGAATGATACTACGCATGAGGCGATGAAAAATATTAATTTAATCTCTGTCATGGTTGGCCTCCAGAAGTTCGGGGGTTTGATATACATTTCCGACAATTTCAAATTCAAAACTTTTCTCGGTTATAAGATCCTCGAAAGGATAATGTTCATCTTCTACAAGGTTTGTCAAAGATGTTTCTGGTATTCTCGTTTTTCCGAATGCGAAACAGGTTGTTTTTCTCTCGACTTCAACATAGTTAATGCCCTCGGTAGAGCCATCTACATATCCTTCGTAGCAATAATCCGGCCATTCATCATTAAATTTCAGGATATCTCCCTCGAAAATCTCCTGCCCGTTCTTATCAAATAAGCCTGTTGATTGCATGAGGACGATTTTTTCTGCTATGCGCATAAATGTGATACCGTCACCGATAAAATCTAACTGGCCGTTGTCCCAATGAATTTCATCAGCATCAACCATTTCTTTGTCGTTCTTGAGCCAAGCCCTAAATCTTGGAATCATCTTGCACCTCCTTGTTTTGGCTTATTTCTTTTAAATATAGGATTCTTCTTTTCTTTTTTCTTTTGCTTGTGATAATCGCTATCCTTGTTAAAGATAACATCTTCATCTTCAATCACTTCTCTAATAAATGGTTCGATTGGTTCCATTTTTGTTTCTTCTCCTTTAACCTTGACTGCAATTTCTAAGTAAAAGTCTTGATCAGGTATCTCTAACATTGCTGTAGTGGTTTTACCATCAGACGCAACGATAAGTTCGCCGATTGCTAAAACTAAGTCTCCGATTTTGCTATTTAACGTTAAAGCCATCACTCCACCTCCTTTAACTCGCCCTCCCAATCGCTGGCAGGGTGGACGCATAAGTCTGCTCCGTTGTAATAAACAAATTCCTTTTCGCCATAATTATTTATTAAAACCCAGCCTTTTATGGTTTTCACCCCGTCAAAAGCCTTATGTGTATACTTTGCAATTTTCATTCTTTCACCTCCTCAACTTCAAATAGCGGGCTATTAAATACTTCTCCAAATCCTGCGTATTCCAGTTCTTTGCGAGTAAACTTAGTTCGCACCATGCCAATCTCAGAATTTGACGCAAAATACCATTTTTGGATTTCAGAGTTGTAATTCAAATAATTGAGTTCCCCTGAAATACCTTTAAATTTAACATTGTATTTATGCTCTTCCTCGACTGTGTAGCCGAATTGATGCATATTGACAAGGGTTTGAAATGTTTTGTTTGAAGAATAATTCATCCATTTTTTGAAATCATCATCTTTTTGATTATGCCAATCATACAAATACTCCCAAATATTGTACTCTAAATCACCTTTATGCTCTTCATACCAATTCGCCACGAATTTCGGTATTACTGGTTTATTCAATTCTTGCCGAATCTTATCCGCACCTTTCAATTGACTTCCAACCCATGCTCCCTCAAACTTGCCTTGCTCGTAGCCTTCACGCCATTTAGCGTGGCTGAAATCCTGCTCAAATTCGCCCATAATGGCTTTCAACCAAACTTCTCTATCATGTGATGGCAATTCTCTTAGTCGTGCTAGTATGTTCTTAACGTATATACCCGACTCGTCTAGCTGCTTTAAATTTTCAATTGCCTTATTAACCGAAATTTCGCCACAAAAACTAGAAATTCTTTCGTAAGCTTCAATCAATTCCTGTTTATTCATTTTCTACCCTTCCCAAATATTCAATAAAATCTCTCTCACAAAAAATACACATGCCTGTTCTCTGTATATTTTCATAATCAGACGAATCATCAGAGCACTCGCAACCACATTCCAAACATTTAACTTTTGTTTTATCCATTCTCCATCTCCTCAATCAACCAATCCAAATTTTTTCTGGCTTTCTTCAAGTCTTCCAATCCGTTCTTGCTCTGGAATCTCAATAAATATTTAATCGCATTGCCCCAGTAAAATCCTTGCACGGCTGTTAAATCGCCTCCAAAATTACGGACAACGTCTATTGCCTCAAGGCCAAACTTACCCTTGTAGTGACTCGGATTGTTGACCTTGTCTTCTTTGGTTTTTAGTAAATTTTCAGCATTAATTTCTTCCATTTTGATTCTACTCCAATCTAATTCAGTGAATAACCCCATCTAGTAAATCCTCTTCTTGAGTTAAAATAGCTGAAAGTTCTTCGTATGTAGGCTTGATTACATACATGAACTTGTTAGCAGTCAGTTGCTCTTCAAGATGTTCTTTTATTTCGTCGCTAACAAATACTTTGCTAAAATAATCATCGTCTTTCAAAACGGTCTTGATACAACTCACATTAACCGTGATAGGCTCCTTTACCTCTCCGTATTTAAAGGTCATTAGTTGAACGAATTTCGTCATCCCAAATCCTCTTCCTTCACCCACACTCCATCAATCAGCTTGCCCTTGCGGTCTTTGATTTCATTCCAAGCTTGCGACAAGCAGTCTTCAAATTTTAGATTTTCATATTTAGCAATAGTCCTCAGACACGAAATTAGACGTACGATGTATTCTTCGATTTCATCATTTGTTTTTCTGATTCGCAAGGAGATAAGACCGATTAGCTCTGCTGCTCTTGGCATAAGATCATTTATTGATAAGTGATCAAATATCACACAAAAATCACTAATTGATTCAACGCCTTTCTGTTGTGCCAAAATAATCAACACAACAACCACATCACCGATTGAGTCTTTAACGACTTCTTTATTCCCCTTCGCAAGCCCAGAAGCTAATTCTCCAAATTCCTCATAGAGCTTTAGCAACTGCTTCTTGCTGTCTGCCTTGTCCAGTCCACGGTCGATAGACCATTGCTGGACGTTTGTAATTAGTTTTTGTAATTTCAATTTAAATCCCCCACGATTTTTCTAAATGCATTTCACGCTTGAGCTTGCGTTTTAATTTTCTCAATCGCTCTTCTTCAGTCGTGTTCTGCGTGCTATCAATTTTTAATAAATACTTCTGCCCAACTTCGACATCCCTGTCTCTTATCTTGGCTGAGTCCATTTTCTCCCTCAGGCACGTTTCAAAGAATGTTTTATCAAATAAAGGCGCTAGCTTAATCATTGTACCGACGGGAGGTAATCGCCCCCACTTCTTGTCAATACGGATTCTGGATGCTGTATAGCCTACTTCTTTTTCACTTGAGATAAACGTGCGCAGAAATTCAAATACATTCTTGTATTCGCTCTGCTTCTCTTCGATGATTGAGTAAAATCTCTCTACATTTCCCATTCCCTAACCTCTCTAATAAATAATTTAATTTTGTAGTTCTTCGTTCCAGATTTCCCACCGTGCGAAAAAATTGTATGCTTGATGATATTGTAATTATCATCTGTCCAAAACCCCGCATCAGTCAGGCCGTCCAGTAAAGCCTTGCTGGTTGGTGACCAGTTCGGAGGGTCATAAATTCTTGCTGTTGGGGAGAAGATAAGCACTTGCACAAAACATGGTTTATCTTCCGAAAACGGCAATCCAAAATAATCTTTGAGCGTATTTAACCCTTCGTATTTAGCAAGTTCTCGCAGAAATTTTGTGATTTTAGCCTTCTTCTGAAAGTGCAGCCTGTCATTAGCAGATATCATCTGCTTGCGGTTTAGTTCAAAATTAAGTATGATAGGTTCTTTCATTTTAGCTCCTTTGCAATAGCAGCAATCACATTCACTGTCACGCTGTTGCCTGCTTGCTTGTATAATTGACTGTTAGAGTTGACCTCCTGCGCCTTGTCAAAAGCCCAATCTGGGAACCCTTGTAATCTCCAACATTCTTTAGGTGTTAGCTTTCTAATCCTAAAATCAGGCTCAACTACACCTTGACTCTCTCCGGTTAAGAGAGTATTTGCTATCTGCTTACCCACTCGCCGAGAGGTTGCTTCTTTCACTCTGATTTTAGGTTCAAGATTTCCTCCTTGATACGCTCTGATTGTTGGTGAAATACCATCAATCTCATAAACAACGCCGCTTTGATTGTAGTTTGGTTGTAGAACACCAAACTGCTTTATTTCATTGACGACATCACCACTTTGCGATTTCCCTTTTTTTCTAATATTTCCAACCTTGTTTATTTTTGGTTGTTTACAATTAATCGCTGCACCATCTCCGCTGAGAGGAAATACCTTTCGTCCACTTCCTTCTCTAAGATGTCCGATAATAAACACACGTTCCCGATTTTGGGGGACTCCAAAATTCTTGCTGTTAAGCACTTGCCATTCCACATCATACCCCAGTTCATCCAACGCTGAGAGGATGACCTCAAAGGTATTTCCTCTGTCGTGGTTGAGAAGTCCTTTAACGTTTTCAAGGAATAGATATTTAGGTCTGAGAATAGATGCGAACCTTGCGATTTCAAAGAAGAGAGTTCCTCTTGTATCTTCAAATCCTCGTCTTGCTCCTGCAATGCTGAAAGCCTGGCACGGAAAACCTCCACAGATGACATCAACATGTCCGATTCCTCGAATAGTGTCATCTGATACTTCTGTAATGTCATGTAATTCAATTTCTCCTTTTGTATCATGTATAGCTTCGTAGGATTTGCGAGCAAATTTGTCAATTTCGCAAAATCCTACGCATTCATGACCGGCGGATTCCATCCCAAGACGAAAACCTCCAATCCCTGCAAATAAATCTAAAAATTTCATCATCCACCTCAGAACGGCAAATCGTCATCTGAGATATCCATCGGCTCACTTCGTCCGAAGTCTGGCGCTTGTCCATATCCTTGTGACTGTCCTTGGTTAGAACGTTCTTTCTGGCTTTCTAAAAGCTGGAATTGTTCAGCTACTACTTCTGTCACATATACCCGTTGACCTTGCTGATTTTCATAACTTCGTGTCTGGATACGCCCAGTGATACCAATCAAAGCTCCTTTCTTAGCCCAGTTTGCTAAATTTTCAGCTTGCTGTCGCCAGATTACACAATTTATAAAATCTGCTTCACGGTCTCCGTTTGCGTTTTTAAAATTCCGATTCACTGCAAGCGTGAATGTTGCTACCGCTTGATTTTGTGGAGTATATCTCAACTCCGCATCTCTGGTCATACGACCTACTAATGTCACATTATTTATCATGAATTATTCCCTTTCAATTTTCCTAAAAGCATTTCTGCTTGTTCTACTTGCGACTGTTTAATCTGTTTATAATCGGCCACGCTTAGATGTTGCAAGAACCACTTGGCAACTGACCCATCTTCTTTTCCTTTTTCCGTCGCAATCTTAGCTATTTCTTTTAGATAAAAATTTGCTTGCTCAACTGAAACAACTGGATCGCTTGCTTTCTTAGCTGGTTGTTTTTTTGTTTGAGTAGCTTCGTTTCCGTCGTCGTCTTGGTCACTTGTGATTCCGAAGATTGCGGATAGTGCGTAGCGTTTAGCGTATGTAATCGCTGATCCGATTGATTGAGGATCATTCTTCGCTGGTTTCATCTTGATAGGATCGTATTCAATCCATTCACCCGATTCATGCATCACAAGTGTACCTACCGTCACATTTCCGAATTCATCACTTGATGGAAATTGTGTAAACGATAGTCCGTTTTTACT